GCCAAGGGCGGCGCCAGCACCGAGGGTGGCGAGGCCGGCGGCGAGGGTGGCGAGGGCGAGCCGGAGCCGACCGAGGAGGAGCGCGCGGCCAAGGCGAAGGCCGAGGCCGAGGAGCTGGCCAAGGCCGGCGAGGTGATCATGCAGCTCGTCCAGGACAAGCTCGCCATGATCTCCGACCGCGTGAAGACGCTGGCCGAGGAGGTCGGCACCCTGAGCGCGGACGACACCCAGGCGAAGCTGAGCCAGCTCAGCAGCTCGATCTGGGGGATCTGGGACGACGTGATGCTGCTGGCCAAGAGCCAGGCGGCGGGAGGCGACGACATGGACCAGGAGCAGATCAGCAAGATGGTCGACGAGGCCGTGGCCAAGGCCGTCGAGGAGAGCCTCGGGAGCGCCGTGGCCAAGGCGGTCGAGACCGCCCTGGAGCCCGTCTCCAAGAAGCTGGACGACGTGGCCAAGTCCGCGGACGACAGCAAGACCGACATCGAGAAGATGGCCGACCTGATCGAGATCCAGGTCGAGGCCCTCGAGAGCAACTGACAACCCCCTCGCCGATGGCGAGAAGCAGGAGGACCTACACGTGAGCGAGCTCACCGAGCGACTCGAAGCCCTGCGCGCCAGGGCGAAGGAGGCGGCGAAGCAGCCGCTGACCCCCGCGGCCAAGACGGCCCAGCACGCCGAGCGCTTCACCCCGTGGGGTGAGGAGATCAACGCCGGCAAGAAGGGCGACCTCGTCACCGTCATGAAGGGCGCCTTCGTGATGAGCGAGCCCACCGAGGAGGTGGAGCGCTTCCAGGAGCTGGGTGACCTGATGCACCTGGCGTTCAAGACCGCCCGCCACAACGTGAAGTGGGCGGACAACGAGCGCGGCCTGCAGGAGTGGCTCTCCAAGGAGACCGACCTCGGCCGGATGTACAACGACGCGTACACCGAGGTCGCCAAGGCGATGGACGAGGGCACGGCCACCGAGGGTGGCAACTGGGTGCCCGAGACCTTCGGCCGCAACCTGCACGAGAAGTTCCGGCTCCCGCTGCTGGTGACCCCGCTCTTCGAGGAGATCCCGATGGGGTCGGACACCCACGACGAGCCGGTCGACGGCCCGGACCTGGATGCCCGCCTCGGGTCGGAGTCCAGCTCCGACGACGTGTTCGCCAACGCGAACCTGATGCCGGCGATCACGCCGACCACGTACAAGGCCACGTTCCAGGCCCGGGACATCCAGGCGCGGGTCTCCGTGTCGTCCCAGCTGGAGCAGGACGCGGTCTTCCGAGTGACCGAGAAGAACCGCAACAAGCTGATGGTGGCCCACGCCCGCGCGACGGACGTGGCGATCCTGATGGGCGACCGGACCACGGGCGTCTACCCCGACGCCGACGTGGCCGCGGACCCGACCATCGCGACCCGCGCCGAGCGTGCCTGGGACGGCCTGCGGTACTACGCGGCCAACGGCCCGCGCGGCCTGACCAACGGCAACGGCGTCCGCGTGACCGCCGCCAAGATCCGCGAGGCCAAGGCCGTGATGCGGGAGTACGGCGCGTCCCCGTCGGACCTGGTGCTGGTCGTCGGCACGTACGGCGAGAACCAGCTGCTGGACCTCCCCGAGGTCATCACGGTCGACAAGTACGGCCCGAGCGCCACCATCCTCGAGGGGGAGATCGGCAAGATCTTCGGGATGCGCGTGGTCACGTCCGAGAAGATGAAGGAGGACGCCCCCGCCACCGGCTTCAACACCGGGGGTGGCCCGAACACCCTCATCGGGATGTGCATCGTCAACGTCAAGGGCTTCGGCTTCGGCCGCCGCCAGGCGCCGACGATCGTGACCCAGGCCCTCCCGCTGAGCCAGCAGATCGCGATGGCGTCCTGGCAGCGCTGCGACTTCAAGCCGCTGGTCTACGACTCGACCGCCGTGCAGCCCGTGGCCTGGATCCGCAACCTGCCGCAGAACTGATGACCCACGGGTGACGGGGGGCTCCGGCCCCCCAGACCCCGGGCATGGAGGACGAGGACATGGCCGAGACGACCCGAGCGGGCCTGGACCGCATGATCTCCCAGGACGGCTCCCCGGGCCTGCGCGAGCAGGTGCTGAAGCAGAAGCGGACCGCGGTCGTGACCGGCGGCGCTGCCGCTGCGCAGCTCACGTGCGCGGACGGGGACGGCACCAACATCAAGACCACGGCGACCATCATCTCGGCCATCCGTTTCGCGGCCGGGGTACCGAGCAACCTGCTGGGCACGGACACCGTGTCGATCCCCGTGGCGGGGGCCGTGGCCTTCGACACGACGGACACCACCGGATCCCTGATCCTGGTGGAGTACTTCAACCACGACTGAGCCCGCGGGAGACACGGCCCCGGGCGCGATTGGGGCTGACCCGTGGCGCACGCCTGGCGAGACGAGTTCAAGGCGACCCAGTTCCTGGACGTCGGGGACACCGCTGACGACACCCTGATCGACAACATCCTCACCCGCGTCCAGCGGGCCGTGGAGCGCTACCTCGACCTCGTCCTGATCGGCCCTGGCTCCGACGTGACGGAGTACCTCTGCGGGGACGGGACGCGCTTCATCCACGCCGAGCGCGCTCCCATCAAGACGATCACGTCCATCCACATCGACGCGACGCGGGAGTGGACGTCCACGTACGAGCTGACCTCCGACTTCTACCTGTTCGACGCGGCGGGCGACAACCCGCTGTGCAAGGCCGGGGAGATCCGGATCGTCTACAGCCAGAGCGGGACGGGCCAGATCTTCTCCCGGTTCAGCGTGGGCAACGACAACGTCCGCCTGATCTACGAGCCGGGCTGGGCCTCGGCCGACACGCCGGACGACCTGAAGAGCGCCGTCTTCATCATCGCGGCCGACCGCTACGCGAAGTGGACGCGGCGTCAGCACGGCGTCTCGAAGCTCAACATGACGGACGGCTCCCTGACCATCTTCAGCAGGAAGTGGCCGGAGGAGGCGACGGAGATCCTGCAGCCCTGGATCCGCCGGGGGTACGGTGGATGATCTCGCTCGGCGTCAAGATCCTCGACCGGAAGCGCTGGGAGAACAACATGTCCTCCCGCATGGAGAAGCGCCTCCTCGGGGTGCAGCGCAAGCAGGTGGGCCGGGCCCTCGCCGTGCTGGAGCGCGAGATCAAGCTCAGCGTGAAGCGGGAGTTCGACGACGGGACGGAGCTCGCCGCCTCGTTCTTCATCCGGCCGCGGGTGCTCCGGGCCGGGGCCGGGCTGCTCGAGGCGCGTGTCACCTCGACCCTGGTCTACGCGCGGGTGCAGGACGAGGGTACCGGGTACCTCCCGGGAGGCGCGATCCGGCCGAAGCCGCCGCTGAAGAACCTCGCGATCCCCCTGGTATCCGAGCTGCGGAAGGCCGGGATCTGGCCGCGACACTACGCGGAGAAGACCGGGAGCCAGCTGCAGCTCGGGCCGATCTCCAACGCGGGCAATCCCCTCCTGGTGGACTCGCAGTCCGGGGAGCTGAAGTACGTGCTCGTCCCGGAGAGCCGGTTCGACGGGAAGGACTACATCCCGAAGGCCGTCAAGAAGGCGCTCCCCCAGATCCGGGGTGCGATGTCCAAGGTGTTCCGGCTGTCGGTCGGCCCGGTTAAGCGAGGGAGCTTCCGATGAGCACCCGACGCGAGGACATCCGGGACGCGATCAAGACCGCCCTCGAGGACATCGACACGTCGAACACGTACCAAATCGACGGGGCGGCAAAGAACTACAACAACACGGTTCAGTCCGTGAAGGAGCAGGGCGACTCGCCGGAGCAGGTCCGCAACGCCGAGCGCCCGGCCCTCCGGTTCAAGCAGAGGTCCGACGAGGACCCGGCCCTGGAGCCGGGCTTCCAGGAGCGCATCGTGACGCCCTGGCGGGTCTACTGCTACCCGAACGTGGACGGCGACCCCACGGACCTACGGTTCGCCGCGAACGGCCTGATGGACGACGTGAAGCACGCCCTGTACAAGGACATCCGGCTCTGCTCCGGGTGCGTCTCCGGCGACGGCCAGGTGACGTTCCTGCGGATCACGGGTCGGGACACGGACGAGGGCCAGCTGACGGAGCAGGGGTTCACCCTCGTCGACTTCGAGACGATCCACCACCAGCGGACCGACGAGTAGGAGGCGCACGTGCTGGTCGAGTACATCGGGAAGCCGAAGCAGTTGCAGGTGGGCGGGATCTACCTGGAGCCCGACGTCCCCTACGACCTGGACGAGGATCTCGTCTACAGGTACGCGGCCCTCTTCCGTCACGTGGACGATGACGCGCGGCGCTCGATGCCGGTCTCCTCGATCCTCGACCGGGAGCCCCCCGCGAAGCCGCCGGCGCGCAAGGCCAAGCCGAAGCCGAAGGCCAAGGCGAAGCCCGCGCGGAAGGCGAAGTCCAAGCGCAAGAAAGCCGGGAAGACCCCGGAGAAGCCCGCGGCCGATGACGCCGCTACCAAGCCCAAGAGCCGGCGCAAGAAGTCCGGCGGGAGGACCACCCGATGACCTGCGAACTGAAGCATGCGCTCGGTCGCGAGGAGAAGTTCTTCGCCGCCGTCGAGGCCGTCTGCAACGAGTACGCGAAGCCGGTCAGCGCCAACGCCCTGAAGGTGCAGGCCACGACCTTCGACTTCGACCAGGAGCGCGTCCAGCGCACCGACAAGGAGGCCGCGACGCGGAGCCGCCGTGAGCGGATCACCCGCCGGAAGACCATCGGCTTCTCCGTCGAGTCCTACCTGAACCTGAGCGGGTCGGCCGGGGTGCTCCCGGACATCCACCCGCTGCTCTACTCGGCGTTCGGGTCGTTCACCAACGACTACACCACGATCACGTACGCGCTGCAGAACTCCCAGCAGCTCCCGTCGCTGCAGCTGACGAGGGAGGCATCGCGAGTCGTCCAGCAGGTGCTCAACGCCGCACGCGTCAACGAGCTGACCCTCGCTGGCTCCGGTGGCGAGGAGGTCCGGGTCACGGCGTCCGGCCTGGCGCTGTCGCACGCCTTCGCCTTCCGGGCGGACGTGGGCACCACGGACGGCGTCAACGCGCGCGTCGCGCTGTCCGAGGCCAACGACTACAAGCGGTTCGAGGCCAACACCCTGATCGCCTTCGAGCTGGCGAACGGGACCATCGAGTCCAACGGCGGGGCGGGCTACCAGATCACCTCGGTCAACGAGGCGCTGAACCGGCTGAACCTGGACGCGATCCCGCCGGCGCTGGCGTCGGTCCCGGTCGTCCCCTTCACGCCGGCGGAGACCACGGCGGGGAGCCCGGCCACGGCCATCATCGGGACGTTCCGATGGGACGGCGACTCCTACCCGGTCACGTCCTGGAGCGTGGCGCTGCGGAACAACTACAAGGAGCTGAACGACGAGTTCGGCCAGGACGGCCCGACCGGCCACCTGTCCATGATCCGGGACGTGGAGGTCAACGCGACCTTCCGCCTGCGACGCGACCAGGCGATCCACTGGACGCGGGCTACCCGGTTCGAGACGCGACAGCTCCAGATCTTCGCGGGCTCCCTGGCGAGCGGGGGCAACCGGGCGCGCCTGGTGCTCCCGGCCGTGGAGTTCAACATCCCGCCGATCGACATCCCCGAAGAGGAGGAGGTCCTGATCGACGCGACCGGCGTGGCGCTGCAGAGCAGCACGCCGGAGGACGAGTACACGCTGATCATCGACTGATCGGCTGTCATCGAGAAAGGCGCATACCATGGGACTGAAGGCAAAGGCCCGGCAGGGCTGGCACGAGTGGACGCCGGAGTACGGCGGCAACGCGGAGGATCCGGACCCCTGCAGGATGCAGGTGAGGGGCTGGCCCAACGAGGTCGGCGTGGCGTGGTCCTCGGCCATCGGCGTCCGCGCGGCGCTGAAGGCGGACGGCACGGGCAACATCCCGGAGTCGGCGTTCGACGTCACCCCGGACTTCGTCCGGCTGGTCGTCACGAAGTGCGTGAAGGAGATCAGCCACTACGAGGACGACAAGGGCCGACGGATCAAGACCGGCGTGGACCTGGTCGAGCGCGGCGACTGGGAGGTGGTGACCGAGGTCTACGGGTACATCCTGCGGATCTCGCGACTCCCGGCGGCCGAATCGGGAAACTGAGCAAGGCGGCGCGGTTCGTCACCGCGACCGCCGACCAGGTGAAGAGCGCGAGGAGGTGGACGTGCGAGTCCTGCACCCCGGAGCAGCAGGCCATCAGGAACTGCGACGGCTCCGGGGAGGGTGCCGGGGCGCACTTCTACCTCCCGACCGGCGGCGGCGACGGGTTCACCCGCTGCCCGTACGCGGAGATCTCCGACCTCTCCTGGCACCTCCTGACGGTGTACGGCGACCTCCGGCGGACGGGCTCTCCCGCGGGCCAGACCCTCGACGAGACGCCGTTCCTCTACGTGCAGAGCGCCCGGGTCATCGAGTCCGCGCTCGCATCGATGCAGCGGGCCGAGGCCGAGCAGGCGAAGCGGAAGGCCGCGATAGAGAAGCGCCGCCAAGAGCAGAAGGCGCGGAACGCGGGGGCCCGGAGGCCGATGGTTCGCAGGAGGTGACCCGTGGCTGACAAGGTCGTCCGAGAGGAGTACGGCGCCGCCTTCGTCGCGAAGGACGAGACCAAGAAGGCGGTGAGGTCCGCCGACAGCGGCATTCGTCAGCTCGTCAAGACCTATACCCTCCTGGGCGTCGGGGCCGTCGCGGCCTTCAAGGCGGTGAAGGGCGGCATCCGGTTCCTCAAGGAGGCGACCGCTGCTGCGGGCCAGCAGGACGCCGCGGAGCGCACCCTCCAGCAGGCGCTGAAGAACGCCGGCGTCGTTTACGCCGACTACCGCGACCAACTCCTCGGAGCGGCGACCGACCTGCAGAAGCTGACCGGGGCCGCGGACGAGCAGACGATCGCGAGCATGGGCCTCGGCGTGGCGCTCGGCGCTCCCGTGGACAGGCTCGGTGACTACTCCCTCGCGCTGGCGAATGCCCAGGCCGCGGGCCTTCCCCTGGAGACGCTGCAGCGCGGGCTGTCCGCCTCGTTCGAGGGAAGCGCTACCGCTCTCGGCAGATACCTCCCGGCGATCCGGTCCCTGACGGAGGAGGAGCTGCGGCAGGGCGGAGCGCTCGACCTGCTGAACGAGCGCTTCGGGGGCCTGGCCGAGGCGCAGAGCACCACGTGGCTCGGGGCCGTCAACCGGCTCAAGGGGGCCTGGGGGGACTTCGCCGAGGAGGGCGTCGGGAACATCATCGCCAAGTCGAAGGCGGCTCGGGCCGCGATGATCGTGCTGTCCGATACGATGATCGACGCGGCCGGATACATCGTCGAGAACCAGGACGAGATGACGGAGTCCGTGGACGGCTTCGTCTTCGGCATCATCGACGCGGCCGAGCAGGTGGCCATCGCCGGGATCCGCATCGAGCAGGTGGTGGTCGGGCTGAAGATCGTCTTCAAGGCCATGGCGGTCGGGGTGAACGGCGCGTTCAACTCGATCCAGGAGGTGGCCTTCGTCACGTCCGAGGTGCTCGCCGGTATCACCGAGATGCTACAGCCGGAGAAGTACAAGGGCTTCACCGACGCCGTCAGGGCGCAGGCCGACATGCTCCGCAAGGAGAACAAGGCCACGAGCGAGGCCATGCGCGCCGAGCTCGCGCAGGACGTGGCCGCGTGGGTCGGTATCGAGGGCCAGATCGACGCGGTCAACGCGGCCTTCGACGGGTACCGGGGATCCGTCCGGACGACGATGGAGCACCTGGCGCAGTTGGACGAGATCAATACGGACGTCGGGGACGGCCTGAACGACCTTGCCGACGACGCCGATGACGCTGCCGCCGCCCTCGACAAGGCCAGCACCGCCGCCAAGATCCTCGCCGGGGAACGGAACCTCGAGGCGCTGGCCGCGACGCGCCAGGCCCTGCAGGAGTCCACGGTCGAGTACGAGGCGCACACCGATGCGATCGAGGCGGTGAACCTCCTCATCCGAGAGCAGGCGGACGAGCTGGCGCAACTCCGCGGCGCGCAGATGCTGGTGGCCGAGGGCACGGAGTTCGTCTTTGAGAAGCAGGAGGAGGCTGCGGAGAAGTGGGAGCAGCAGGTGCGCACAGCCCAGCAAGCGTTCCTCGACTACGCGCAGACCGTGGATACCGTCGGCGCTGTCATCGTGGACCGAACGCTCCCCATGATGGAGCAGGGCTTCCGCTCCGTCTTCGCCTCCATCGCGAAGTCCGTGGACGTAGCTATTCAGGCGAACGAGGATCTGGAGGAGTCGGAAAAGAAACTGCTGTCGAGCATCGCTTCAATCCTGATCGACATCGTCGGGGAGGTCATCGCAGCGGCAACCGCACAGGCCATCGCCAACACGATCGCCGCAGCATCGAGCGCAGCAGCGGGCGAGAAGGATTGGAAGATGGGACTCGCTGCGTTCGGCATCGTGGCCGGGACCATGCTGACCGCCATCGGGATCGGGATCGAGGCTGCGAAGTCCGGGGACATCAGCGGCGCCGAAGCAGGGACAGCCAGCGTAGGCGCAGCCGAGGGTGGGTTCGTCGTGGGCCCGGGGCAGAAGGGGATCGACTCCGTGCCGATCCTGGCAGCTCCAGGCGAGGTGATCCTGCCCGCCGACGTAGTCGACGCTGTGCGGACGATGCTGAGCAGCCCGATCGACGGCCTGGCGGGTTCGGTCCCGGCGGTCAACGTCCCGGCCACCTTCGGGGGCGAAGCGGTCCAGGGCCAGCTGCTCGGCGGCGGGGAGGGGCGTCCGACGCAGGTCAACGTGAGCTTCACCGAGAATTCGTTCGTCCCGGAGGATCGTGTATCCTTCGACCGGAAGGTCGACCGGGCGATGGGCTCCACGCTGCGGCGGCTCCAGAGAATGAGGCGGATCTGACATGGCGACGGCTTCCCAGATCAGCACGACGCTCCGGGAGTACCGGGCCGCGGACAAGCCCGTGATCGTCCCGAGGAACGTCCTGCTGGACGCGGACTCCGTCATCGCCAACACCTTCGGGAGCTTCACCTCGGCCGACCAG